TTAAACATTGCTAATATTATTAACGAATTTACAAAAACCATATAAAAGATGGAATTAAAAGAATTACAAGACGCTTTGGTTAACCTAAAAAATGAGGTTAAGGGTGCAAACGAATTAGATGTAAAAAACGCAATCGAAAACTTTGAAGCAAAGAACAAAGATTTTATTGCAAATCAAGTAAACGAAGTAAAAGATGCTTTAAAAGCAGATTTAGATGCTTTACAAAAACACGCTGACAAGTTAGATGTTAAACTGCAAGAGAAAGCAGTAAAAGATGCTAATCAAGGAAAAGACTTTTTACAAGTTGCTATTGAGGGCAAAGGTAAAGAGATAACTGCAATGCGTAAAGGTCAATCAATAGACATTGAAGTAAAAGCAGTTGCTAATATGAATACATCCAACTTAACTGGAGATGAGCCACGTTCTTACAATTATGACATTGTTACTTTCCCATCACAGAAAGTTAATGTAGCTGACTTAGTTGGTTCTGTTAATATTGATGGGGGTACTTATACCTATACAAGAGAAACAGGATCAGAGGGTGGAATTGGTGCACAAACTGAGGGTAGTACAAAATCACAAATTGATTATGATTTTGAAACTGTTGATGTTCCAACTGATTTTATAGCTGGATTTGCAAGATATAGCAAGAAAATGAGAAACAACCTTTCTTATATTGCATCTGCTATTCCTACATTATTAAGAAGAGATTACTTTAAGGCTGAGAATAGTGCTTTTAACGCAATATTAGAGGCTGATGCTACTGCATCAACAGAAGTTATCACAGGAGCAAATAAACCTCAAATGTTAATGAATGAGATAGCTAAATTAGAGGATGCTGATTATGATACTAATGGTATTGTTGTTAGACCATCTGATTATATGGATATGTTGAAAGCAGCAAAAGATGATTTAGAAAGTGCAGTTACTTATGAGGGTGGTGTATTAAGAGTTGCTGGTGTACAAGTATTAAAAGCTACTTGGTTAAGTGCTAATAAATACTTTGTTGGTGATTGGTCAAGAGTTAATAAAATCAATACAGAGGGCTTATCTTTAGAGTTTTCTGATGTTGAAGGTGATAACTTTACCAAAAATAATATTACTGCAAGAATTGAGAGCCAAACTGCTTTAGCAGTTGAGCAACCATTAGCATTAGTATTTGGTGACTTTACTGCAGTATAATGGCAAAAGTTAAAAAACCATTCTTTTGTATTCAAGAGCAAAAAACTTATTTTGCTGGTGATGAATATAAAGGAAAACGTAAAGATTTAGATGCTTATTTAGTTAAGGCTAAAAGGGTTAAAAAATAATTTATTTATTTGTTGGTTAATAAAGTAGAGCATATTTAATAAGTATGCTCTATTTTTTTTATATTTGTTATAAATTTTTACTATAATGGCTTACATTGATGTTATACCTTTAGCAGTTGCTAAAACTTATTTAAGAGTTGATGATACTTTAACAGAAGATGATGCAAGAATAACATCTTTTATAAATACTGCTTTAGGGTATATTGAAAAGCAAACAAACGTTTTAGTTTATGCCAGAAACAACACTTATTTCTTTTCTAATTATTGCGTTTATGTTTATGATTATCCGATTAATATTTTGGTATCACCGACAAATTCAGTGCAAACTGAAAAGCAAAATTATTCTATTTATACAACTACTAAAACAGAGGATAAAAAACTTGTTTTAAACGTTGGTTATGATAATCCTGTTGATGTACCATCAGAAATTATTGATTGTGCCTTAGAGTACGTTAAATACTTGTATTATGATGCAGAAACAAATAAAGGTACATCAAATCAAATACCTCCTTATATTATGCGAATGATAGACACATTAAAAAGATTTATTATTTAATGAGGGCGAGAAAGTACAATAAAAGGATAGAGGTTTGGCAAACTGAGAATGTATCTGATGGTTTTGGAGGTAACACAGTTACAACATCATTAGTTAATAATAGTTGGTGTAAATTGATTACAACTGAAAAGTCAAATTATAGAGATACAGATTTTGGTGAAACAGAAACTTATGAACGTTTAATTATTCAACTACGCAAAAGAAAAGATTTAGTTTACAATAGTAAGACTAATTTTTTTAAATATAGAGGAGTTGAGTATAGTATGATTTCTGATCCAGTTAATATTGGTTTTGAAGATAGAGAAATACAAATAACATTAACAAAAATATTATAATGAGTTTTAAAGTGTTTACAAAAGGGCATTATTTCTATATTATAGATAATGACACAAGCAGAGAATACAATGCATTTGCAAAAAATGTAATGGTTACAAGAGGTACAACCTCACAAGATGATTTTTTTATAGAAAATGTTGCTAACTGGAATGAAAGGAATCCTTTAGACATTTCAGAAATACAAGATGAAAACGGAGTTACTTACTCATTAAGTGATTTTATTACATTTTACGAGAACAATACAGGTTTTAGTTCGGCAGGTTCGTCTGCCTCAACAACGAAACAAGGATTTATTGATTATAATGATACAACAGGGAGTATAAATTTAGTTGCTGATACTTGGACAACAATACCTAATAATGGTGCTGGTGCTTTTAGTAATGATAGTTTTAAACCAGATGGAGTTAATGAGTTTATGGATGTTTCTAATGGCTCAATAGATTGCACAGATTTAGTATTAGGTGATACAATTATTATAAGAAATGATTTTAAGGTAAATCCAAATACAAACAATGCCTTATTAATGTTTAGATATTCTTTAGGTGGTGGAGGAAATGAGTATACCTTAGAAACTGTTAAAGGTAGGCTTGATAATGGTAGTGGAATAGATTACAGATTTAATTTAGGTACAGATTTAATTTATATGGGTGATACTAATACAAGAAATAACCCTATTTTCTTACAAGTTAAGCTATCAACAAATGGAACTTTATTAAATGCTGGTAGTGTAATTCAATTAATAAAAGCAAGTGTATAATGAGTACAATTAAAATATTTAAAGACAATGAGGCAAACTCTATATTTATAGAGGATGCAAATGGATCTCAATTTCTAAACAGTTTACAAGCATCTGTTAACGGAAATGATTTAGTATTTATAACAGACTTAGCAAAGCAATTTGATATTGTATCTAATGCAGTACACACAGATTTTATTGATGAAAATGATAATCCGTATCCAGGAACATCAACAGAGGTTTGCAATCAATTAAACGCAATATTTGCCTCAAGTGGTACACCGACAGACCAAGTACCAGTAATAACCTCATCTTTAGGAATATCATTAGTACAAGGTCAAACAATTAACTATGAGTTAACTGCTGATTATGGTGTTGGCTTTGAGTGGGATTTGTCAAATGTAAGTGGTGTTACAAATGTTGAGGGGAATATGAGAAAAATTATTGGTGGCTCATCTTTAGCAGTTGGTGAATATGCAATACCAGTAAAAGCAATAAATTATAATGGGGAGGATAGTGAGATTATAGAGTTGACTGTTGGTAATCCTCCTTTTGCAAATACTAAAAGTGTAAACTTCAATAATAATGATTGGTGTGGTGCTAATGCTGGAATATTACAAAATGTTTTAGGTAGGTCAGCAAATGGTAGTGGCTCAAGTGATGCTTGGACTATGGCATTTTGGTTTAAGGCTGGAACTGCAAACAACGCAAGTCAAACCATAATTTATTTTGGAAATCAAGATGTAACAAATCAAGGTTATATCCAATTAAAGTATAATGGTAGTTTAAAGAGGTTAGAGATGCGTTACGGAAGTAACAACAATAGGTTAAACTTTGCTACATCTCAAAACAGTATTACAGTTGGTCAATGGCAACATTATGTAATCACTTATGATGGTGGTACAACTGGTGTAGCAAGTGGCTCAGTAAACAATTATTACAATAGGTTTAAATTCTTTATTGATGGTGTAGATGTATCGAGCAGTAATGTAAATTCAAATAATAACTTTGGATATAGTGGTAGCATACAACCTCAAAATTTTAGGATAGGTAGATTTAACAATGGTCAATCATTAAGAAATAATTGTAGGTTAGATGAGTTTGCAGTTTGGGATTCAGACCAAAGTTCAAACGTATCTGATATTTATAATAGTGGTACACCATCAGATTTATCATTATTAACAACAGAGCCTAAGCATTGGTGGAGGATGGGAGATGGAGATACTTACCCTTATTTATTTGATAATGGTAGTGAGGCAAATTGCATCTTTGTTATGAATAATATGATAAGTGCTGACATTGTAAGTGATACACCATAAGAAATGAGCAAACAGATAAAAGGTATAAATAAATTAATAAACAATATTAAGAAGTTTGGCAAAGAGGCTGAAAAAGATATTGATTTAACTTTTAACCTTGTTGTTAAAGAAATGGTTGCAGATGCTAAAATAACAGTTCCAAAAGATACTGGTAAATTATCTCAAAGCATACAATCTCAAAAGATAAAGGATAATGCTTATTTAATGTATGTTGGAGGTGTTGGTACGAAGTATGCACCTTATATTGAATTTGGAACAGGAAACAAAGTAAGTTTAAGTTATTTAAAAGACATTGGATTTCCAGATAGCTATGCAGCAAAATTTAAAGGTGCTGGAGTTAAACAAGTAAACATATTACCAAGACCTTATTTTTTTCCAGCTATTATAAAAGGTCAGAAAAGGCTAAATGATGATTTAAAAGACTTATTAAAACACTTAACAAAAAAATACAATGGTTAAACCTATTCCAGATAAATATGTAAGAAAAGCAATATTTACTGCTTTAAATGATATGATAGTGGTGGATCAAGCATCACAAGAGGCTATTTTATTAGAAAATGTTGATAGTAGTAATATCGATGTTGGTACTGGTCTTTTATTAGCATCATCACCTTTTGTAAATGTACCTTGTTTTGATTCAAGAGTACCAACGGACAACACAAAAAACCATTATATTTTAATGAGTAGTCAAACAAACGAGGTTAACAAATATACTAAATGTGGTTCAGCGTATGAAAGTACAATTTTACTTGATATTATTACATCTTATTATGGTGTTGGTAATACTGGGAGCAGATTGTTAGCTGATAATATTTTAGATAAAGTTAGGGAGTTAACAAATGATTTAGTTTTAGATGCGTCAAGTGGTTTAGTTGTACACAGACAAACTCAAAACTTTCCATCTGATATAGTTACAGTTACATCATCAGAAAACATATTTAGAAAGTTTTTAAGACTTGAAATGTTTATTAATTAGTTATAATAAAAAAATAATATAGTAAAACGCAAATCAATAAATATTAATTATTATATTTGCTTTATAAAATTTAAATACAATGAGTACATACGTTAAAACAGTCAATGAAACTTTATTTGTTTATAATGGTGTAGATGCCTATGAGCCAATAGTTTGTTTAACAAGTCACAACCTTAGCCATAGTGTAGACGAAATTTCAACTCGTACAAAGTGCGATGCAAACGGAGCAACACAAAGAAGAGCTGGTGCATATACTTATGAGATTGGTTTTGATGGTGTTTATCCAGAGGTTGAGGTTTCAAAAGTTGGTTATGTAGGTTTGGAGGCTAAACTTTTAGCATTAGGTAATGTAACGTGGAAAATAACTACAACTTATTCAGATGCATCAACAGTTGATTTATATGGTAAAGGTTACTTTTCAAGTTTAGAAAAGACTGCTGAAATTGACAACGATATAACTTTTACTGGCTCAATAATGGGTAGTGGAAGACCAACAGATACTGATCCAGAGGCATAGATGAAAAAAGAACTTACTTTAAAATTAGGTGGTAAAAATAGAAAATTTACCTTTGGTTTAATCTTTATTGGTGAAGTCTTAGAAAGATTAGATATTGATTATAATGAGTTATTGCAAAAGGTAGTTAAAAATCCTTTTAAATATGCTCCTATATTGATGTTTGAAAGTCTTAAAAATACTTATACCATAAAAGATAAGGTTTTAGACTTTACAGAGAAAGACATTATTATTTGGCTTGAAAAACAAGAACTTTTAGGAGTTGATTGTATGACTGAGTTTGTAAGGTTCTTTTTAGGTGTTAACGAAAACCCTACACCAGTAAAAAGTGTAGAGAATGGCGAAAACGTAAAAAAAAAATAAACTGGTATAAAGATGTAATATCTTTTTGTTTAGGTGAGTTTAATTTGCCTTTTGATTATCTTTATAAAATGACAATGGCTGAATTTAATATTCGGCTTTTTTCATTTAATAGAATGGAGGAAAGAAAAGATTTAAGAACAAGGGAAATAGCTTATAACAGTTATATTAGTGGCTCAATACAATTAAAGAAAATACCAACAAAGAAACAGTTTTGGAATTTAGGAATTGAGAAAGAAACACCAAAGATAAATAAACAAGCATTAGCAATGTTTAAACAAGCACAACAAGAATATAACAATAGGAATAATGGCAAATAGATTAGAGGTTGAAATTGGTGCAAAGATTAAGGATTTTGAAGATAAAATTCTTAAATCTATAAGATTAACAGACCAATTAAGAGATAGGAATAAAGATTTAGCTAAATCTTTTAAAAATAATAAGATTACGTCAAAAGAATATTACAGTCAAATGGCTGCTAATAAAAATCGTATCTCCAAAATCACCAAAGCATCAAACACCTACCAAAAAAGTATACATAGTTTAAGTGGTGGGATGAATGTTGCATCCAAAAGTATAGGTGATGGTAGTTCAGCAATGTTAGCCTTTAGTAGAACAGTACAAGATGCACCATTTGGAATGATGGGTATATCTAACAACATTACAAACTTAACAGAACAGTTTGGAGCATTAAAGAAAAGAACTGGCTCTGCTGGTGGTGCTTTGAAAGCAATGCTTAGGGATTTAAGTGGATTTGGTGGTATTACGTTAGCAATCTCTTTAGCTACGTCTGCGTGGTTAATGTTTGGTGATAAGATAATGGGTACTAAAGACAAGGTAAAGTCTTTAAAAGAGGAGCAAGAAAAACTAACTGAAAGTTTAGAAAATTATGTTTTAGGTTTAGGAGCAGTTGAACAAGCAAACTTAAAAGGTGATAAATCAGCAGCTAAAAAAATAGTAAAACTTAATTTATTAAAAAAACAAATTGAAGATACAACACTATCAAATGACAAGCGTTTAGAGGGTGTTAATGAATTAAGAAAAATTTACCCAGCATATTTAAAAAATATTTCTGATGAAAAGGCTTTAAATGGTGGTTTAAAAACAACTTATGATGAATTAACTACATCTATAATGCAGAGGTCAAAAGCAACTGCATCAATGGATATGATGGTTGACAATCAAAAAAAGTTAATTACATTAGAAAGTCAATTAACTGCTGAACAATTAAAGCAGACAGAACTTAGTCAAAAGGCAAGTAAATTAGAGGCTATCGCTATTGATTTAATCGCAAATGGTGCTAAAAGAACTGAAACTGCAACTACTAAAGCCAATACTGCCAGGAATAAAGCAAATAAATCATTAGAGGAAACAATAAGGTTACAAGGAGAAATATCAAAACTAACACAACAAAATGTAGATTTAAGCGTAAATATTAAAGATGTTGGAGGTATTGCTGATGCAATTGTACCAACAAACACAAGTAGTGAAGTACAAAAAAGAGTTGATTTAGTTGGTAAAGGTTTAAGTAATAGTGTAAAAGGTATTCAAGATTTAATTACAAATAATCCTTTAGACTTATCTAAAGCAATACCAGTAGATAAAGTTAACGAGGCTTTTAATGTAAATATGAATGCAGTTTTACTCAAT